TGCTGACTACCAAATCGGTACAAACAAAGGTGGAGAAGTTAACACATTCGAAGACTTCGATATCGACTTCAACAAACACAAATACCTTATCGAAATTCGCTTGTCTGGTGCCCTTGTTCGTGCTAAAGCTGCGGTATACTTTACTCCAGATGCATCTGTTGCTCCTCGTGCTCACCAAGCTGATGTTCAATCTCAAGCTGCCGGAGCTCAAGCTGCTCGTGCAGGAGTTCCTGGAGGATAAGAATGAAGTATTCGGGTAATGCAGGTTTTCGATTGGAGGATGTTGAAGTAGAACCTGGCGTCTATGAACCAAAGATTGTTGTCAAACCTATCAAAGGTGACTTGATTAACGATACTACGTTTCGTAATCAAAATAACAGCACATCTACAATAGACAATGTTCAAATCACCAATCGTCTTTCAATCGTTGCCCATCCATTCTTAATGAAGCACATCACAAATTTGTTATATGTTACTTTCATGGGACAGAAGTGGAAGGTTGAGCGTTATGCTATTAAATCTCCACGAATTATTTTGGATTTAGGAGGATTATATAATGAGCAAGCGAATGCATATCCAGGACTTGCTGGAGAAAGCAGTAACTAAACTTGGGGAATCATATAAAATCATCTACAATCCAAACTCAAGTAGCAAACTAACATACCCATGTATCTTATATAGACGACATGGTATCCATAAGCGACATGCGGACAATACTCGATATTATTCGCATGAAACTTATCAATTGACAATTATTGACAAACGTGTGGATTCTCCGATAATCGATATATTATTGGACAACCCCCATTGTCGATATCAACACGAGTTCATTGTTGACAACATGAACCATACAATCTTAGAAATTACAACTGGAGGTAAGGCCTAATGGCAAAACTCGTATTCAATGAAATTGGAAAACGTTTCTATGAAACCGGTGTCTCTGAAGCGGTTCTTTATCCACAAGATGAAACCGGTAACTACCCTAAAGGTGTGGCATGGAACGGTATCACTTCTGCTAAAGAAAACCCTACAGGTGCTGAAGCTAGTGAACACTATGCTGACAACATTCTATTCTTCTCAATCACAGGACCTGAAAAATTTGAAGGTACTATTGAAGCATTCAGTTCACCAAAAGAATTTGATGCTTGTGACGGTATGGCAGAACCTGTTAAAGGTCTTCGTGCTCACGGTCAAGTTCGTCAACCATTTGGATTTGCATTCAAATCGATTCTTGGTAATGACGTAAAAGGCGAAAACTTTGGATACAAGATCCACTTGTGGTACGGATGTAAAGCTGCTCCATCAGAACGTGATTACAGTACTGTGAATGAATCACCAGAACCACAAAACCCAAGCTGGTCAGTTAAATCAACTCCTGCTAAATTCACAGGACACAAACCTGTTTCAACTTTGACAATCGTGTCAACAGATGTTGAACCAGAAAAACTTAAGAAGTTGGAAGACGCTTTGTACGGTACAGAAACTGAACAAGCGTACTTGCCGCTTCCAGACAAAGTTAAAGAATTGTTGTCTTAATTAACAAAGGAGGTATTCATACATGCTAAAACAGAAAGTTCAATACGAAGACTTTGATGGTGCAACTCAAGTCGAAACTCTTTATTTCAACCTTAACCGTATGGAATTGATCGATCTTCAAGCTCGCTATGGAAAAGAAGACATGGCTAAGCATATCGAAAAACTTGTTGAAGACAAGGACATTGAGAAAGTATATGCTATTCTTAATGACATTGTCATTAGTGCTTATGGGATTCGTTCTGAAGACGGTAAACGTTTCATCAAGAACGATCAGATTCGCGAAGAATTCAAACAATCTCTTGCATACGATGCTTTGATTGAAGACTTCCATGATGAAAGCCGCAAAGTTCTTGAAACATTCATTACAGGAATTACTGCTCATATTCGTGGAATCAACAAAGCTGAAAATGCTGTGAGCGCTGTTCAGTAAAAAAAAGAAGCTGTAAGGGGATGTGCATATTGCATGTCCCTTTTATTTTTAAATTTTTTGAGGTGTGAAAATGGCGCAAGAATTTCTAACTTTGCGACTCGATGATACTGAATATTGGGACGACGAGAAAGAAGAATTTATTTCTTCTCCTGGTAAAGAGTTGACCTTTAGATATACTCTTAAGAATTTGGATAAGTGGGAAAGTAAACATGAGAAAAGATTCATAGATAATGATAAAGATATTTCTCCAGAAGAAATGCTGGACTTTATTAAAATTATTTGTGATGAAGAATTTGATGTCGACTCGCTTTCTCAAGAGAATATAGAAGAAATCATAAAGTATCTAAAACATACACCGTCAGCTACAGTATTGCCAGAGTCTAAAAATTCTGGAGGAGGGTATCAACGTAAGAAAATTTACACATCTGAAATAATTTATGCATTCATGGCTTTAAATCATATTCCATTTGATTGGGAATATCGAAATTTGAATAAATTGATTATGCTTCTAAATTGTGTTGGATCATTACAAGAACCTCCTAAGAAAATGTCTCAAGCTGATGCTATGGAAGAACATAGAAGGACAGTTCTTGCTAATCGAAGAAAACAAGAAGCTATGGCAAGGAGTAGAATGCATGGAAAATAATTATATTGCGGTCTCATTTGCCGATACTATCGAACATTTCGGAGTTAAAGGAATGAAATGGGGTGTAAGAACCCGATATACATTAGATAGAATCAGAAATAGAAGATACTATAAGAAACGTTTAAAAGAAGCTAAACGTCGATATAAGAAAAATCGTCCAGGTAGGTTTTCTAGATCTTTAAAAACTTCCGGATTGGCATCTCTCGGATTAGGTATTATTACTAAAAACAAAGATTTTCTCAATTATGGAGTATCGGGTATTTTAGGATCTAAGACCTATGATATTGCGACCGGTGCTGATTCTGCGGGAAGGATTTATCGCAACGAGAAAAAGAGTCTTAAGAAATCTTATAAAGAAACAAAACAACTCCTAAAACGAAATAGGGATAATGATTTGTTAACTAATAAGGTTTTAAAAGTTTCAGCCAGCTCTAAATTAAGCGATGCAGATAAAGAAAAACAACTTATAAAAATCGCAGAAAGGATTGGTAGATAATGGCTATATCTGTTTCTGGAGATTTTGGACATTTAGAAAAAATCTTAACAAGACCTAGAACAACCAATATGGATGTTTTGGGCAAAGCTATTGTTAAAGCATTGAAAGATGCTACTCCAAAAGATTCTGGAGAAACTGCCGAATCATGGGGTTATAGATTGATACCTACTTCTCGAGGTATAGATCTAGAGATATACAATAGTCATTTGAATAATGGAGTCAATGTAGCAATGCTAATTCACTACGGACACGGTACTGGAACAGGAGGGTATGTTCCACCAAGACCATATATTGACAAAGCTATAAATTCCGTTTATAAGAAAACTATCGATAAGATACTTGAAGATTATTTCAAATAGGTGATTCATATGAAATATAATGACACGATCCAACACTTCGGCATAAAAGGTATGAAGTGGGGTCATAGAAATCGTCGAGAACATCTTATGAATAAATACCTATCCAAAGGATATGATATAAACAGCGTTACCGCTAAAACCGAAAAACGATTAAAAATTGAAAAAGCTGCTAAAACTGCAGCTATCGTAGGTGGTGCAGCACTTGGTACATATCTAGGATATAAAGGATACAAGGGTGTTTCTCGTTATCTTGATCAAAAGAGATTGCAAAAAGCCGCAGAACAGCTTAATAAAATCCGTAAAACTAATGAACAGATAAAATCTGGTAAAACTCAAAAAATCAAAGGTTTTGGCGGAAAAATTAAGGATGTTGTAAAAGAAGCTCATCGTAAAGATACCGAGCGTTTTACAAAACAAATGGACGAAGCAATTTTAAAGAAAGCCGCTAAACAGGCCGCGAAAGAAACTGCTAAATCAAATGCTGATTCTTATGCCGATAATATTCTGAAAATTGCTCAACAAAAACCTGGAATTCTTGGACGAAGAAAACCAGAATCTATAGCAGATACAAAACGTAAGATTTCGACAATTGCCGATAATTTTGCAAAAGCTAAACGTCAAATGAATTCGACAGGTAAAACTATTGATTCAATTGATACTCAGGCTTTAGAAACTGTTAAAAAATTGATGCAGAAAAGGTAGGTAACCTATGGCTGGATATGTAGACGAAAAAGTAGCCAAAGTCACCTTAGACAACAAAGGCTTTTCTAAGAATGCTGACGAAGCGATTGCAGCAATCAACAGACTGAAAGAAGCTTTTGCTACAGTCAACGGTAAAGATGCTACTAAGAACATAGCTTCGGACATGTCGACTATGAATGACACAATTTCAAAATCGACGCAAAAGTCTGAGGGACTACTATCTCGCCTTAAAGGAATTTTCTCACGAAGCACTCAGGACATTGATATGTCTGGAGGAGGACGGTCTATTGATAGAATGAATACCGATATTGCTAGCAAGACTGCTAACACATCGTCTATTCTATCGCGTCTTAAGGGTATTTTCCAAAAGGCAGATAATCACGAAGGATTTCCCAATTCGATTAAATCTATCGATGGGTTGAATTCAAAAATTGGAGGATTCGATGCAAGTCCTCTATCTAATGCATTTTCTAAAGCTGCTTCATCTGTGCAAAACTCATTGTCTGTTATGGATATTGCAGTTGGTAATGTTTTGGGCAACATGCTTCAGAAAGCAATGTCATTCACAGGACAATTCTTTAGAGGTTATGGCGATGGTTTAGCTGAGTACAAAAACAAACTCGGATCAATCCAAACAATCATGACCAATACCGAATGGGAAATTCCAGACTCTTCTACTCGTATGCGTCGAGTATCTGGAGCCTTGGAACAACTTAATGACTATGCGGATAAGACTATTTACTCATTTGCAGATATGACCAAAAACATTGGTACATTTACTGCTGCGGGTGTTAGTCTAGACAAATCCGCAACGGCCATTAAAGGTATTTCCAACTTGGCTGCTGCTTCTGGATCAAGTACAGAACAAGCTTCTACGGCAATGTATCAGTTGTCTCAAGCACTTGCTGCTGGTCGTGTAGGTCTTCAGGACTGGAACTCAGTAGTAAACGCAGGTATGGGTGGTAAACTATTCCAAGATAGACTTACTCAAATGGCCGAGAAGATGGGTCATGCTCGTGATATGAGTAAATCATTCCGTGACTCATTGAAAGACGGTTGGTTGACTTCTGAAGTCTTGCTGGAAACTTTGAGAGAATTCTCCGAAGACCAATCGATGCTTGATGCCGCGACTAAAGTTAAATCATTCGGACAATTGGTGGATACCGTTCAGGAAGCTATTGGTTCCGGATGGGCACAAACTTGGGAATATTTTCTAGGCGGATTTGAAGAAGCCAAAGAAATGTGGACAAGTATCGGTGATATTGTCAACCCATTTATCAATGATGATCAAGGTAAATATTGGGATGAAGTATTGGGTATTGAACGTAGTCTTGGTAACTACCGAAATGCCATGCTCAAAACATGGAAAGATTTAGGCGGTCAACAATCGCTATTCAATTCTATTAAAAACAGTTTTGAAATCGTATTCAATGCGATGACAAAATTCCGTGAAGGATTCCGTTCGGTTATTGGTGACTATAAACAATCTGCCAAGACATTTTATAATGTTACAAAAGCATTAGAAGATTTTACTAATAGATTAAAGAACAATACTTTGATATTTAGTTCAATCACAAGTTTTGGTAAGTTATTTGGTGAAATATTCCTTACTGTCGGATGGGTTCTTAAAAATGTGGCTAGTGGTATGAGTAGTGTTGGAAAAACTTCGACATCTATTTTATTACCGCTAAAAACAGTAGCCAACTATATTTCCGAGTTTCTACAAAAAGTAAGATCTGTAACCGAATATAATACCGGTTGGTTTTATTTGGGAAGAACATTGGCCAATGTGTTTAATATTATTATAACACTAGGTCGTATTGTCATATTTGTGATTCAATCATTATTCGGCGGCTTCATAAAAATGACTAAAGGTACCGATGGATTTGCACGACTAATGGCCACTTTATCAATCGGTTCTGGTAACTTATTGAAGTTTGTTCAAGCTGTAGAACGGTTTGTTCTATCTTCAAATAAAATTGAAAAAATTGGCGAACTGTTTGGAAAAGTTTTCCAAAAAATATCAAATGCTGTAGGTAAAGTATTCTCAGTGCTAGGCGGATTAACAAATCCACTTGGAAACATTGAGGGTATTTTCTCAGCAGCTGCATCCGTATTTAGTAAAGCGGGTGAAAAATTATCTTCCGCTCTATCTAAACTGGGCGAGCTAAGTTCACAAGCTTGGACTGCTATTGTCGATGGTTTCAAATCCGGATACGAAGGTCTTAAAGATGCTTATACGTCATTTAACATTGGAAGTATAATCAAAGCTATTATTGGTTTATTTGCTTTCGATAAATGGCTTAAATTCAAGAATGCTAAAGGTAGCGTTCTTGATATGATCATTGAGAAATTTAAAGACATGTTCTCTGGGGCCAAAGAGTCTGGAAAAAGCATTATAGACGAAGTTAAAGGAGTATTTACATCTCTACAAGGAACAATCAACTCATTTACACAAAGTATTAAAATCGGATCGTTGTTAATGATTGCAATTGCTTTGGGTATTTTGGCATTATCTATTGATAGACTTTCAAAAATCGAAATGAAAGATTTATCTAAAGGCATGCTCGGTTTGGGTTCCGCACTCGGAATTCTGTTAAAACTTATTAAAGTAATGAGCGTTACAGAAATTACTAAAGGATCTGCAATGCAATTGATTGGTATCGCATTTGCTATCCGTATTTTAGCCAGCGCTATGGTTAAGATGGCCGAGATTCCTACCGATAAACTCATGGAAGCTATTGGTGGAACTTATGCTGCTATTTATGGACTTGTTCGAGCACTTAAGTATATTGACAAACTAGAAGGCTCCGAAGCGAAAATAATGCAATTAATTGGTATCGCATTTGCTGTTCGTATTTTAGTTTGGTCTATTAAGGCCATTGCAAAACTAGAGCCCGAGAAGTTGTTATACGCATTACCTGCTGTAGGAACTTTAATCTTCAGTTTAGCTAAAGTTACTAAGTATTTGGATAAAGTCCATATTACTAAGAGTGCTATTGCTAATCTTATAACATTTGCAATCTCCATTCGGATACTTGTTTGGTCAGTTAAAGCTCTTGCGAAGATAGAATGGCCTCAATTATTGGCTGCAGTAGGCTCAGTAATTACTCTTATGGCTGCTATGGCTATAGCGTCCAGGGTAATGAGTAAAGTTCACGTAGCTAAGAGCGCATTAGCCAATCTAATAGTCTTCTCTATTGCAATACGTATCCTTACTTCATCAGTAATCAAAATCGCTGCATTAAGCTGGGATAGTATTCTAGCCGCTACCTCTTCTGTGGTAACGCTCCTAGAATCTTTAGCTATTGCAAGTAGAATTATGACCAAAGTCAAGATCGATAAGAGTGCTATGGCTGGAATGATTGCTTTTGGTATATCTATTTGGCTATTGTCTCAATCAGTTATCGACTTGGGTACTATGGAATGGGATATGCTTTTGCTTGGTATGGCTGGAGTAGAAGCTTTACTTCTTTCACTGGTTGGTGTATCGCACCTTATGAAGAAAGCTAAAGTAAATATGGCGTCTGCTATGGTCCTAGTTGCATTTGGTTTAGCTATTTATGCAATAACTAAAGCTATAGAACCTCTAACTCAACTTTCAATAGAACAACTTGTTAAGAGTATTGCTTCCGTTGAAGTAATGCTATTTTCTTTAGTTGGTGTCGCTGCACTAATGAAGAAAGTCAAATTCAATGCCGGCGCTGCGTTGTCTATGATTATTTTAACCGCTATGATGACATCGGTTGCAGATAACTTGGCAAAACTAGCCGACAAACCTTGGGGTAGTCTATTAGCAGCATCTGCAGGTATATCTGCTGTATTCTTAGCTATGGCATACACTGCTAAGATAATTAATGGATCTGTTAAAAACTTCGCTGAAGTTGGACAACTTCGAGTATTGTTTGATTCGTTTGCATCAGTATTGCTTGCTATTGGAACATCGATGGACCAAATCGGTAAACTGGATTGGAAACAAATGTTAGTAGGTCTAGGCGGTATCGTCCTTGTATTGGGAGCCTTGACTGCAATGACCGCACTTATTGACCATATCCAGCCGGATGTAACAACTCTAGGTGGTATCGCTGCGTTTGCTCCAGTACTTTATGCTGTAGGTTCTGCACTATCTAGCGTTGCCGCCCAACCATGGACAGGTATCCTTGCTGCTACAGGAGCTATTATATTAACTCTCGGAGCGATGGTTGCTGCTATGGCTATCGTTGATAAAGTAGGTTCTACAAGTGGTGTATTACAATTAATGGGTATGGCTGTGGCATTAAATATGTTGGCAATCCCTATTATGTTGTTATCGACACTTAACTTGGTAGCTGTTGGTGTAGCGTTATTAGCATTAGCTGGTAACTTGGCTATATTACTTGCTGCAGGAGCCCTTGCCCAAGTTGTGGCTCCCGGTCTGATGATATTGTCACAAACGTTGATAACCTTTGGTATATCTTCTATATTGGCAGCATCTTCTGTACTTATTGCTGGTCTTGGTTTCTTGGCTTTTGTTACAGCAATTAAAGAATTAGCAGCAATAGCTCCGGAAGCATTTAAGACAGTCGCCGAGGGAATGGTATCATTTTCTAAGGCAATTGCTGAAAGTGCTCCTATATTAATTCAGGCATGGGTTTCTATTGTTAAAGAGTCTATCAATGGATTGGTTATTCTAATACCATTTATTGTGGATGCTGCATTTAAACTCGTTATTGGTTTAGTAAACGGTATTAAAGAAAATGCTCCTGAGTTGGTTAAGGCTTCTGTGGAGATGCTTGTCGAACTGGCTAAAGGACTTATTGAGAATATCGATATTCTCGTTCAAACCGCTATCGAGTTAGCTGTTAAATTCATAGAGAGTTTGGCTAATGCGCTTATTGGTGTACGAGATAGATTGATTCCTGCTTTGCAGAATCTATTTATGGTTATTAGTGATGTCCTATTATCTGTATTAGGTGGATTATTAGCTCCTTTACTAGAGAAGATTGTTGAGATCTTAACTCCTGTAGGTACAATGATAACAGAATTCTTATCAAACTTAGCAAGTGCTATCGAACCTATATTTACTCCACTTATGGAAGGTCTTAAGGTTCTATTTGAAAGTATTGCAACAATTATTACCGTTGTTGCGGAAGCTATCATTGCTACTGTTAATGCTATAAAAGATATCATTCGTTCTATTGCGGATGTAATTATATCTACGCATGCTACCATTCAAACGATTGTTAATGCTATCGTCGAAGTATTTAGAATTATGGCAGATGCTATTGATACTGTTATTACTGGAGTAATTAATATTATCGATGGCGTTGCAAATGTCATTAAGACTGCTGGCGAAGCTATTAGCGGCGTCTTAACAAGTGTCGGAGAAGTATTCAAGTCATTTGGTGAAGGTGTTAAAACTGCTCTTGAAGGTGTTGGTAAAGTTGTTGAGTCATTTGGTACTGGTATTAAGACTGCTCTAGAAGGAGTAGGAAAGATTTTCGAATCTATTGGTACGGGTATTAAGACTGCTCTAGATGGTGTTGCTGACGTTATCAAAGCTGTTGGTGATGCTGCGAAATCATTTGGAGAAGGGTTTAAAGCTTTCGGTGAAGGCGTTAAACTTGTCGGAGAACACGGAGCAAATGCGGCTACTGGTTTGGCCTCACTTACTGTTGAGGTTGCGAAACTTGGTGTTTCTGCATATGCTGGTAACCTACAAGGATTTACTACTGACATTGAAACTCTTGCTAAAGCGTGTTCAACTCTAGGCGATACAGCAAGTAATATCTTGACGTTATCCACGTCATTGACTATTATTTCTTCATCTCTAACGATTATTTCTGGTGTAGGATCCCTTGCAGCAACCGCGTTCCAAACATTATCAACAGAATTTACAAACATTTCGACATCTGCTGAGTCTGCTTCTACGGCATTCTTGAATTTGTCGGGACCTGTTAATACTTTGATTGGAATGATGAGTGCTATCTTGTCTTCTTTCGGAACCGCTATAGGTCAATTCCAAACTATGGTCGGCGCTATGGAAGCAGTTAACCTAGGTTTCATCAACATTCAAAATAGCATCACTTTCCTAATGGAAAACTTCAACCTAATCAACACTAGTGTTGAAACATTTAAGACATCTCTCTTAAATGCACAAACACAAATGAGTGAGTTCTTCTCTTCTATCTCAAACTCAACTGAATCTTTCGCAATCTTAACCGCAGCGACTGAAACAGGTATGCAGGGTATGGTTATGGCTGTACAAAATGGTATGGCTAATGTCCAAACCACTATGGATAGCTCTATTGGAGCTCTTGCCTCCGCTGTGGGTGCTGGATTTGGTCTTGTATCATCTGCGGTTTCTAGTTCAATGGAAACTGTTATTGGTGCAGTACAAACTAGCATGACAGGTGTTGTAAATTCTATCTCAACATCAATGTCCTCTGTTGCGGATCAGGCCAATGCATCATTTAGTACAATCTCCACATCTATTTCCGGAAGTATCTCCCAAATCTCAAGAGATATGTCCCAAGGAATGAGCGGAGTATCCCAAACAATCAGTTCTCGAGTAACTGAAATCAACTCACAATTCACTAAAATGAGTTCAACAGTATCTCAAATTATCTCATCTATGATGACAGCAATGTCTTCATCTATCCAAAATGGTATGAGTGTCGCTGCAAATAACGTATATTCTGGTATGAGTCAAATTATTAGTACTGTTGGGTCATATACCGGTTCTGCTAGATCTTCCGGTTACAATGTAGGTTACTATATTTCATCCGGTATCGCTGCCGGTATGTATGCAAACATGTGGGAAATTGAGTCTGCTGCTAATAGAATTATCTATAAAGCACGTGAAGCTGCTCGTGCTGCTGCGGATATTCATTCACCATCAAGGTTATTTGCTAAAGATGTAGGTAAGTTTATCCCTCAAGGGGTTGCTATGGGTATTGCAAATGAAATGCCATCTACAATTAAGCAAATGACCAAAACATTCAAATCTGGATTTTCTAAAGCTGCTGATGGAGCTGTTTCACAAGGACAAATCTTTGTTGAAGCGGTTTCTTCTGCTGTGAATTCTGTTGGTGATATGCTTGACGTTGCAATCGACGATATGTCATATTCTCCTAAGATCACTCCTATCATGGACACAAGCAAAT